TTCAAAATCTGAACTTTCAGGTCTCGGTGGTAAATTCATATTACTATAGTCAACTTTTGGTGTTGTTGGTGTTGTCTTTGGTTTTTCTCTTTTTGAGATGTCCATCGCTAAGTGTTTAGCCCCTGTTGATATTGCCTTTGTTCTAACATAGTAACAAAGTGTTTTCAATCCACTATCCCAAGAATGGAAATGTGATGATGTAATCTTTGATAATGTTGGGTTAGACATATAGATGTTCATTGATTGTGATTGATCAATAAATGGTGCTCTATCTGCCGCCATATCAATAAGTTGTTTTTGTGAGATCTCCCAAATTGTTTTATACTTAGGTATCAAATGTTCAATTCTTTTAACTTTCTTGTTGTAGTTTTTATCTTCAGGGTCCAAATAATTGTTAAAATTAATATTTTGAATTGATCCTTCATTAAAAATGATTTCGTTCTTAAGGTCTTCTGACCAAATTCCAATCTTTTCAAAATCGTTAATTAGATATTTGTTAACAATCATGATTTCACCCCCAACAACTCTTCTGTTAAAGATTGCTGAGTGAGCCGGTTCTGTCATTTCATAAGAACCTGTAATCTTAGCCGAAGATGCCACAGGCATTTGTGCTGTAAATAAAGAGTTACAAACACCGTATTCAGAAACATTCTTTTTCAATTTATCCCAATCCCACATTCCTGAAAGTTTTGTTTCATCCAATCCCCACATATCAAATTGGAATTGTCCTTTTGACATTGGTGACCCTTTGAAAAACTTGTAAGGTTCGTATTTACCATTCATACATAGCTGGTTACTTTCGTAGATCGCCGCATAATAGATAGTCTCAAAAATATCTTTATTTAATTTTTTCGCTTCTTCTGATGTGAAGATATAATCCATTAAATAAAATACATCCGCTAACCCTTGTGTACCAATCGCAATTGCTCTTTGTTCTAAACCACCTTTTCTACCTTTTTCTGTTGAGTAGTTGTTAATATCTACCACTTTATTAAGTGATTTAACAACCTTTCTAACCTCAGTGAATAATAACTCAAAATCAAATTTACCTGATTTAATAAAGTTTTTTAAAACCATAGAAGATAGAGTACAAATGGCAGTAGTCTCTTCATCTGTGTATTGATAAATTTCATTACACAAATTAGATTGTTTGATCACCCCAATGTTTTGGTGGTTAGTTTTCTTATTAGCATTGTCTTTAGAACATAAATAAGGGACACCTGTTTCTACTTGTGATTCAATAATTTTAGTCCAAATATCTTGAGCTTTAACTTTCTTACCAAGACCCATAGATACCGCTTTGTTATAAACTTCTTCGTATTCTTCACCATAACATTCTTGTAATGGTGTAAGACCGGCCTTTTTAATATCATTAGGACAGAATAAATACCAATCACCATTATTTCTAACAGCTCTCATGAAATTATCAGGAATCCAAAGTGATGTAAATAAGTCACGAGCTCTTAACTCCTCAGCACCTGTGTTCTTTTTAATATCTAATAAATCAAAAATGTCTTTGTGCCATGGTTCAAGGTAAATCGCCGCAGAACCTGGTCTACGACCTTGTTGATTAAAGAATCTAAGTGATTCATTAACAATCTTTAAATATTTTAAAAGACCACCAGCATAACCTCCTGAACTTGATATACGACTTTCTTTACTACGAATATTAGACATTGATAGACCAATACCAGCAGCGTCTGATGAAAATGTTGATATGTCAGTTAAGGTATCTAATAACCCCTTTCTTGAGTCAGAATCGTTATAGTGTAATACACAAGATGCTAACTGAGGAGATTTAGTTCCCGAATTGATCATGATAGGAGTTGCCTTTGAAATAAGTTGGTTTGAAAGTGATTGGTAGTACTCAAGAGCATCTGTGATATTTGTTGTTACCCATAAAGCAACTCTCATATACATATGTTGAGGTCTTTCAATTACTTTACCATTTGGTTTTTTTAACAAGTACATTTCTTGTAATGATCTCCAAGCAAAGTAATCAAAGTTATAATCATTTTCATGATTGATAGCCGCGTCGATTGTATCTTCACCATACTCTTTAATGATTTCAATTAACTTATCGTTAATAACACCATCTTCATAAAGTTCCATCATAGTTTGTGAAAAACTATCATTAGTTTCTTTGTGATAAGATGAAATCGCAACTGTTGCAGCTAATCTTGAGTAGTCATGATGACTTCCCGTATAAGAAGCCGCAATCTCATAAACTAACTTATCCAATTCTTTAGTAGTTACCTCACCTTCAGTTGGTACTGAAGTAATAACTTTAATGAAGATCTCATCTGAATTTACATTCAAACCTTTTGACGCTCTTTTAACCCTGTTGTAGATTTTCTGTGGGTTAAAGGATACCGTATCTTCGTTTCTTTTATTTATTTTTAATGACATAATATATAATTTAAAAATCGTCCGTAAATGTTATTGTCTCGTTCAATTTTGCTTTTTGGTATTCCATTGTTCTAGACTCAAAGAAGTTACCTTTAGTCTCTACTGCAATTTGTTCCATGAATTTAAATGGTTGTTCTACATTGAACTCTTTACTACATCCCATTTTTACTAATAATCCGTCAACAACAAATTCCAAATATTGTTTCATTAAGTTTGAGTTCATCCCAATTAAAGACACAGGAAGTGATTCGGTGATGAATTCTTTCTCAATCTCTAATGCCGAAAGTAAAATCTCTTTGATTCTTTTTTCAGAAGGTTTTTCTTCTAAATGATTATTCAATAAGTGAATTGCAAAATCACAATGTAAGTTCTCATCTTTAAAAATGAGTGAGTTAGCATTACATAAACCTTGCATAATACCTCTTGACTTCATCCAGAAAATAGAACAGAATGATCCCGAAAAAAAGATACCTTCAACCGCTGCGAATGCTACTAATCTTTCTGCAAACGACGCCTTTTCAATCCAATCTAAAGCCCATTTAGCTTTCTTCTGAACCGCAGGTAATCTATCAATAGCATTAAAACATTCATCTTTTTCTTTCGGATTATGAATGTAAGTATCAATCAATAATGAATACATTAATGAGTGAATATTTTCCATCGCCAACTGAAATCCGTAAAAGAACTTGGCTTCAGGATATTGTACTTCACGGTAAAAGTTTTCCGCCAAGTTTTCATTCACAATACCATCAGAAGCGGCAAAGAATGATAATACATTTTTAATGAAATACTGTTCATTTTCAGTAAGCGTTTCCCAATCTCTGATGTCGTTAGTTAAATCCACTTCTTCAGCCGTCCAAAAAGCCGCTTGGTGTTGTTTATAAAATTCCCAAATGTCATTGTGTTCAATTGGGAAGATGACAAATCGACCAGGGTTTTCAACTAGTATTTTTTCCATGTTTAAAATTTAATTATTAATTATTTGTTTGAGTTTCTTTTTGTTTTCTTTTTTCAAGAAGTTCACGAACTCGTTGTCTTTGTCTTTCCTCTTTTTGTTCTTCAAGACCTAAGAAAGTCATTGAGCTTTCAGTGTCAATTTCAATCATTGCATTGTCAAACTTACAATTCTCAAAGACAACCCCATCGTCACCAATTCTAGACTTTGTAATAGCGATAGTTGCCAATTTAAGCTCTTTCTGTTGGAGAGTCTTAGCGACTGATATAATAACATGTCCTACTTGAGCCTTTTTGATGGATCCACCCATCTGATCAGTTGTTACCACTTCTGAAGATATTGATGAACGATTACCTTGTGTTGCAGTCCATCCAACTATATTCATCTCGTGACACATTGCCTCAAATGCTCTCATTACAGAACCTTCACTTTTCCATTCATCACCCAAGTTTTTATCTGGTACTATACAATCAATATAATCTAAAACAATCATATCAACTTTGATCCCATCAGAAACCATTTTTCTAATTTGGTTTTTGATTTGTAACATCGTCATAGTATCAGACGGTAGTTTTTTCAAGATTAACTTGTTAGGCATTGACTCCTCAATTTCAATAACTCTTTTCATAACTTCTTCTTTTTTCTCTGACAAATCGTCAGGATGAACCTTGGTCCATAAAGTGAAGTGTTTACGCTGTATAACTTTTGGATTGTCCTCAAAAAAGATTTGTAAGACATTAAAACCTAAGTTAAATGCGTGGTTTGAGATCTTGGTTAGAACCGTTGACTTACCAACACCTGTAGGTGCTAAGATAACGCCAATTTCTCCTTTTGCCAAACCTCCTTTTAATAATCTGTCAATTCCCGGAATCCCCATTGGGATTGGGTGTCTGTAATCCTCCTCAAGTACTTGATCAAGGTTTGAGAATACATCTAACATTGATGTATCTTTTGCTCCAACCTGAAGGGCTGTTTTCACCATCTCTTCGAGGGTATCATAGTTTTCAAACTCACCCCCGTCAATGATCTTTTGTGCTTTTCCCATTACCTTTTGAAGTTCTTGTTGTTTACAGAACTTTAGAGCCTTTTCTTGTACAAAACCTACTCCATCGATAGGTGCATCTTTAATTTTCTTAATCGTATCTAATACAATTTTAGATGCCACCGCTTGTTGTAATTCAGATTTTGTGATTTGTTCAAGTGTCTCAAATGATGGTGTGTGATCGTATTTTAGATAATATTCCTTAACCATTTGAATGATGATCTTGAAGTACTTATTTTCAAAGTATTCATTTTCAATAACATCAAGAATAGTATGTGAAAAGTCCTTATCTACAATAATTTGATTTAATAATTGTAACTGAAATGTGTTCCCCAAATATTCAAAATTTTTACTAGTCGCCATATATTTTTTTCTCCTTTAGTAAAGATAAATAGTCCTAGTTTTTAATAAGTTCGGGGTAAAAATAATTAAATTTTTTACCTGAAAAAATGTCAGTAAGCTCCGCCATAATGCTTTTTAACTTCGGGCGTAGGTCCACGGTGTATCTAACCTTTGGTGGGTATGGTTTAGCGTCAAACTGTCTATGACAAATTGTCATATCACCAACCTTAATTATTAGATTAAAATTTTCAGGTCCATCAGTAATTGATGTATTTAAGATCTCTGGATTCTCCAAAATTTCATATTGGTTATCCAACATATAAACCACAGAACGCATTTTCAAATCATACATTAACTCCTTATATAAGCTTTCCATATGATTATAAAACTCCTGAGATTTGTGAGCGTTTTTATTAAACCCTCTGACATTGAAAAATCGTTGTACTACGATATTTTCATTACACATTAACAAAAATTCTACTTTTGTAATATCCTGCTCTTTCATTTGTTTTTATTATTTTTTCTTGTTTCTAAATTTTTGTTTTTCTTTTCTTGTTAACTTAAGAAAGGGTTTTAAAAAACTTACCCAAGCGTCGTCACCCTTTGGTAGGTATTTAAAAAATCCATCTTCCATCATCATTCGAATTAAATTTCTATGTCCTCTTCCGTCGGGATCCAACGACTCAGAATAATATAGTCCTACTAATTCTTTTTCTTCATCATTTAATAGTGGTTCATCTAAGTCGACAAGTTTTTGATTAATGACATAAAATTCATCACCAAAAATACCTTCTTTTGTTTTACCACTAAGTAGATTTTGAAGTGCGATATTCCCCTTCTCCTCTTTAAGTAAATTAGTACCTTTATCCAAAATATATGGTATTTGTACTAATTCTTCAAGTAGTTCAGGAAATAATTTAATCAAAGTCTTCTCACCAAGATAGAAAATTCCATCAATGTTATCTGAACTATCTCCAGTGAGAATCTTTACTGTTTTAACATTATAATGTGGGATCTCAATATCGTGTAACTTTATTTTGTCTCCTAACTTATAATATTGTTTTGTGGATGGTGAATAAATCGAAACCTTTTCAGAGATAAGTTGAGTTAAATCTCTATCACTTGAGAATATTGTTTTTTCTTCATCTAAAGAGATTTTACAGTAGTGAGCAATCAAGTCATCAGCTTCTGCGTGTTCTGTCTCCAGTTGTCTTACAAACATCTCCTCAAGGTATTGTCTAACTCTTTGCTTTTGTTCGTAAAAAGATTCTTCTTTCTGCTCAGACTCTGAAGGTTTTCGATTCAATTTGTACTTTGGGTAAATCAATCTTCTTTGTGAAGATGAAGTCTTTGAATCCCAAAATACGACAACTTTGTTATAGTTGTGTTCTTCTAAGAATTTACGAAGAGTATTTAGAAAATGCCAAACACCACCGACATGTTTTCCATTGTGGTAGAATTCTCTAACACCGTGGAATCCGATTTTCAATAAATTATTTCCGTCTACTAATAATGTCTTTGACACTTTCTAATTGTTAAGTTGTTCTTACTCTACCTCTTCTTTTTCTGTTTTCAAATCAAAGTCACCATCAACTCCGATTATGTCTTTCCAATAGTCAGCATATTCTTTCTTATACTTTTCTATTGATGCTTTCTCCTCTGTCGTGTCTTTACCTGGTAAAAATCCGTGTGGTGTAACAATAATTCTTCCGTCTTCAAATCCAAGACCATTGATGTGGTTTTTCATAACCGACACTTTTGTTCTTGAAGCGAACTTCACAGTTCTCTTATCTTTTGTTGCCGTGATCTTTGTTGTCCCCGCACCTTTCTGATTACCAAATAAGAATACCAAAGAAGAGTTTAACCAAATTGCTTCACCACCTTTTGCCTTGATCTTAGGTTGACCAAATGGATTGTCAGGTAATTCTACCCAAGGTTGGTTAACAATTATTAAGGTATTTTCAAATTTAGAATCCGCTTTACGAGACCCTGAAATTCTTTGGTTAATACCCATACCAATTTTGTCGGCTAAAACACTTGCATTGTGTTGTTTACCTCCTTTACCTTCGTAAGTCATTTTACAAGGTACTGACCCTACTGAATCCCACAAGAAACATAAAGAATAATCTAATTCTCCTTTTTCTTGAGCGTCAAGTAAGTCATTTATGTATTCAGTAATTTGTTCAATATAATCAAAGTCATTATTGAATATATAAAACCCGTCCCAATCAACTTCTCCTGTTTCTGTGTCGACCACCTCCTCACATTCAAAACCCATTAGTTTTGCGTGTTCAAATGACCATTTTTGTTCCGTAATTATAAACACAGGAAGAATTCCTTTCTTTTGAGCGTCAACCGCAGTTTTGACAAGTGCCGTTGTTTTACCCGTATCTGAATGCCCTAAGAACATATTAAGATGACCAATAGCCGGACCTGGTAAACCTACCGCATCTAAAAAGTCAGCTCCAAGATCAAAAAATCTTTGTGGTTTATATTTTGCCGATGTAGAAAACTTTTTCTTAACCGAACTAAAGTCGTTTTTTTTAAGTGCCATAATTTTTGTTTTACTATATAAAATATAGACAAAAAAACGGGAACAATAAACTGCTCCCGTTATACTTTTTTAGAATAAAATTAAAATGGTAATTCTTCGTCCACTTCGTCATTTGACTGAGGATCCGCCACTTCATTGATCGATACTGATTTAGTACCACCCATAGAAACTTCAGATGTTTCGTTATTTGAATATACATATCCTCCCTTTTCAGAGTCCCAACGAGGAGTCTCTCCACGAGCGATTGCCTCAAGATACTCCACAGGTTTTTTAGAATATACATCTTCCCATGTCATTTCATCTGAAACCCATTCTGACATTTGTGTTTCATCAGCCGAGATTGGAGATGGGTCATCATACATAACGGTTTGAATTACTGTATATGTTGCCCCTTTACCTGTTTTAGCCTTTGTTAATTCAAGGATTAAATCACGACCATTATCAGGATCTGTTACATCTCCTTTAGCCTTCCAAATTGGAATGATTTTATCAAGGATTCCTTCTTGTTTGTAGTTGTGTTTAAATCTCCAAAATTTAACTCCGTCTTGTTCGTTATCACGATCAATAACTTTTACGATATAAAATTTACGGGCTTTGTATTGTTTAGCAAGTTCTTTATCTGATTCCTTACCTGTTGACATAAGCTCTTCGTAAACCTCATTTAAAGGTGAACGCTCATTGTCATTTTTAGCAGGATCATAAAATTTTTGCCATTTTCCGTCCACTTGAATCTCGTGGAACCATACTTCTTTGAACGGTGAAGATCCGTCTGTTGTAGGAAGAATACGAACTCGTCTCTGTCCTTGTTTTTCATTGTCTTTCAAAAGAGCTGCGAAGTATTTCTTCATTCGGTCTTCAGAAGACATTTTAGAACCGCTATTGTTGCTGTTCTGTGTTGATTTTTCGTACTGTGATAGTACTGCGTCTAAAACATTTGTCGCCATGTGTAAAAAAAATTAAAGGTTTATGTGTAAATTATAAGTGTATAAAAAGTTATAGTCAAATAGTGTCGCCAAAAAAAGTTTAAGGTCGAAAAAATCGACCTTAAAACTTATGAATTATATCTGTTTAATAATATATCGTCTTCGTCTTGCATTGGTTCAGTGAAAGATTTTTCAATATCAGAAGGACTAAAACTTTCAACATCGTCCTGTGTTAGAACATATTCGTTTTTACCAGTTGCTTCCATCTCATCTTTTTTCTCATCAAAGAAATCTGCTAAATTTTGTTTGTAAGGACCCGAATCTAAACTTCTAAGTGCTAATTTTTCTTGTGGAGTTTTTGGTCTGTATTTTTCTAATTTACTTTCAATTCCATCTATTTTAGAAACCAAAGAATCCATCTCCGCTAATTTATCTTCCATCTTTTTAATTTGGTCAAATAAATTATTAAAGTATTCTTCTTGTTTGTCTGCCATAGTTTTTTGAGAGTCAACTAAATCTGTGATGTCGATTTCTTCAACACCTTCTTCTTCACCTTCTTCACCTTCTGCTCCTTCTTCACCTCCTGTTGGGATTTCTTCAACATCTTTATCTGCCTCAATATCTACAGGTGTTGCTTCTGCCGGTGGTGCTGGTGGTGCAGGTGCCGCTGCCGCAGGATCTGCAGGTGGTGCTCCTGCCGCTGCAGGATCCGCCGCAGGATCTACTGGCGGTGGTGGAATGTCCTGTTCCATGATGTAGTTATTGATAGAATTATATCTAGCAATCTCATTTAATATTTTTTCGTCTAATTTCATATTATCCGTTTAATAATGTTTTTATACCTTGATTGGTTTCTACTTGTATTTTTCTGAATGTTTTCATAGTATTATCTACTCTTTCAATTAGACCATCTTTCATTCTAACTGTATAACAATCTCCAGTGTCAAGGTCGCAAACTTGTTTAGTTCCGTCCCCCATATCTTTTTCAGAAACTCTAGTGTTCTTTCCAAGATAATTGTCTAATAACATTTTTGTACTCATAGTTTTTTATTTATAAATATCACTTAATCCACAAACTATCAAAAAGTTTCTTCGCATTTTTAAATTCAGTGTTTAATTTAGTAAGTTCACCTGCAGCATTTTTTTCAATATGGGCATATACATTAGAATCTTGATTAACAGGATAATGTAAAACATATTGTTTTCCTAAATTTGCTGCAACTATCAATTCAGCATCTCCTGAATATTTTTGACTAAACTCTTGGACATCACTTAGTAGGAATGTTCTAATCCCAACAACTCTATCTAAAACAAATTTTACAAAGTCTATTGGTGTTCTAAAACTAACTACAGGTACATTTTTATTACTACCTCTAGTGACACAGAAATATTTTCTATTAATGTAATCAAAGATTTTATCACCATACACTTCTTCTAGATTAATCGTACTAAAATTATATTCATATGCAGATAATTTAGTTTGGTTTGAATCTGCGGAATCAACAACCACAAAGGTGAATGCCATTAACGCAATTTGTTGTGCGGTATCTCCTGTCATATCATAATTCCTACTTACCATCTGAGCTCGAATCATACTCATAAAGTCATTTGTAGAAAGTGTTGTTTGTTGAGGTGTTTCTGTATTAACAAAACTATTGTATCTACTATTTAAATTCTCAGCACAATCTTGGTTCTTAGTCAAAGTTTCTTCACTATTTAGATTTGACATAACATTAACCGCTTGGAATAATACATTTTCTGAACTAGCCTTTTCCGTCTTTTCGTTTTCAACAATCTTACTTTGTAGTTTAGATAAAAGTTGGGTATTAAGTGTCTGTAAGAAATTATCAACCGTTGGTAAACTGTAGAATGGTTGTCTTGTACCTTCAAACTGAGTATCAAATTCACCTTCACCAATGATATGGGTAACTTTAGTAATCATGTATGGTCCTGAGAACATAGGTACATTTCTAATATTAAAATACATCATAGGTTGTATCAATGCACATCCCATCATTTCAACATTACATGAGTAACTTCTATTCTTATATAAGTTATAGAGTGATACTGATTGAGTTGTACTATTTCTGTTTCTATCAATATTTGCCATTTGATTTAACATTTCTAAAGATTCACTTGTTGGTTTTCCAGGATCTTGTGAAACAGAAAAGGATTTGAATATTTGTTGGTTTTCTCTTGTGACATCAACATTAAAACCAACAACTTTATTTGATTTATCCCAATCGTTTTTGTTTGCTAAATTTTCTGTTAATGGATTATCACTAGCCCTTCTAAGATCAAACGCATCATCTCTAAAACGATAATCTATATTGTCATTCATATTCAAATGTTCACTAGGCTTACTAACATAGTAACATAAAAACTTTGGTGAACTTTGTCTGTAATCAACATTTAAATAAGTACCAAACATCATATTACCAACCTCTAAAGTCCCATCAGGTCTTGGTGTTGGGTTTTTTACCGCATCTTGTACATTGTAAAAATTAACATAAGCAGGTAACATAAAATGCTGAAAGTTATTTTGTGTTAAAATGGTTGTAACCATATCCAACAATGTATTCTTGTATCTTGAATTTCCGCTATTTTTTTCAGTTTCACCCTCATTAATAAGGTCAATGATTTGATAGATATCCACCAAAATTTTATCACCAACATTTCTACTAGCCCTATCCACTAACAATACATCCTCAAATAAAGTTTTACTTTCAAAATCAAATCCCGCAATCCAAGTATCATTCAAAGCCTTAAATGTTTCCCAAAGTTCTAATCTTGTTTGTTCTGTAAATCCAGCCTCGAGTGGTGCTCTTGATGGTGAAGTTCCGTCTGTGATTATAACATTTGGTAATTCTTTTCTTACCGATGGTAACATAACATTAATAACATTTCCAATATATGTGTTGTTATGTTCAATATAGGTATCCATAAGTGCGTAGAACTTAGATACATTTGTACCATTATTTGCAAAAGTAAGATTTGTTGCCAATCCTGCAGGTGCCTGTTGTTGAGTCGTATTCGTATTTGTCGGTACTTGTGCATTTTGAGACGAAGGTAATATATCCTCAACAGTTTTAACAAATTGTGGATCATTTTCATTTGTAGAAACAGAACCATATTCCGCAGTAATAATACTATTTTTTTCACCTTCTATAGTTACAGATGTTGTAGGATCTATTTGTCTAATAATATTACCTGAAGTATCTCTTAATACTGTCCCAACAAAAGGGCCCAATTTATAACTATATACTTTATTACCGTTTGTTAAAGTAGACACCTGAACTAATTTAAGAGTTAAATTATTACCTCCGCTAGTTGTATACTGTAATGTATCATATTGTGTTATAACAGGATTTGGTTGAGGTACATTTGATGGTGGTGGTACAGGGTTTGGTGGTGGTACATTTACTGGTGGTTGTGTTTGTGGTGTTTGTGGTACTGTAAACCCATTTAATTTTTGAGTAGCATATATCTTAATTAAAGGTGCAAAATCAATAACATTTTTTTCATTGAACTGTACATTTAGGTCAATAAAGAAATCTGTAATGTATGATCCACTATCTTTATATTGTAATTCAGGTATTGTTGATTTACCAACATAATATTCCAAAGCCTTCCATGTTTCAGGATTCTGTGTCTTTGATTGAGCTAAACTAATTTGTGGTGGTAAGTTACCCGTCTCATAGTAGTTATAACTTATTGGGTTTTCAATATATCTTGTTGAGAATGTATAAAACAATCTCTTATTAAAATCACTTGGGTTACCAAATTTAAACGCAATTTCGTAGTTCATAAACAAACCTAAGTTTGTTTGGAAAGTTGTATTTTGATTATCAATAACCGATTGTAGTTTTGTTTCTGGTGAAGTACCTGTCGGTTTAGGGACTTTCATTAAAGTTCTCATTAATAAATGAAAGTTCTGATAAATGTTTTGAGGCACATTTTGAGTAGTAGTAGTTGGAGTTTCACTTGAAGGTAGTATGTCCACAAAATCATAAAGTGATCTACTAAAGTTTAAAAAATGTTTTTCAAATTCATCTAGTAAGCTTGAATTAAATGTCGTAAACAATTCTTCAAAGTTTGTGTAATCAGTTTGTTTACCTGTGATCAAAAAGTTTTGTTGGTCTTTTTGTTCATTTAAAATTTGTTTTAAATAAGTTTCTGGGTTATTTTTAACCAATTTAGAATTATCAAACCACCCGTATTGTGGTGCATTCCAAAACATTCTAACACTACCATTGTACATAGAAGGATTGTTAGATAACTCAAATTTCATTGTGCCGTTTTTAAACACCTCTTCTTTAGCCTGATTTAGATTTGATCCAAATGATGGAACAACATAATATTCTTCAGGGTTTGTTGTATCTCTAACAACAACAGACCAAGGTGATATTCTAAGAGATCTTAAATTGTTTGTCGGGTCAAAACCTGGTGTTTCAAATATTGTTGAGTTTGATGTATTAAACATCATCAACTTACCATCATTTAAATAAGTTTGTATTTGAGCAGATCCGATACCATTCACATATGAATTCTTAACCGTAAATGGTGATACATTCGGAGCACCTATGTTAGATGTTTGGTATAATCCAACTCCCCCTGTTGTACCTGAAATCTGAGATAATATAGTAACATCCCCATTTAAAAACTGTCCGTTAATAATCGTACCCCCTGTTAAAACATTGTTTGATATTTGCGTAACTTGTATTGGTGGATTAATAACCGTAAAGTTAAATGTTTGCGCCGAAACTGTTGATACTTCACATAATGGTGCTGAGGTTGTACCACTGACAACATCTAAAATAGTTACTCCTGTTACACCAGTCGCACCACTTAAGATTTGTCCGTTTTGAATTGCAATGTTTGTATTATTTGTAATGTTTGCAAAATACCCCAATCTAAATGGTAGGTTGGTAAATGAAACATTAAAAGGTAATGGTGTTGTATAATTTCCTGTACCACCAGTAACCCCACTTGTTTGAGAAACTAATTGTACATTAGCATTAAACTGTGGTATAAAAATGTTATGAGGTGTTTGAATTAAATCGTTTGTAATTGTGTTAATCGTTATTCCTGTACCTGTACTTGAGCAAGTACCTGTAACTTCAAATGTTGTTGAGGAACCTGAAATGTTTAAACCAAAACAACTACCACTATTTTGAGTTTGACCACTAAATAATTTTAACCCTTGTATAAAGACATTGTAATCGTCAATTAGTTGTGGATAAAATCCTGTGTTAATATCTGTAAATGGTGGAGTACCTGATGTGGTATCTAAAACCAAATTTCTTGAAATACCGTCAATAGTTAAATTGTAAGCGTAAGTTGTTGCAGATGTTGCAGGATCCCAATTTTCTTTATAATTAAAGTCAGTCCAAACCTCATCCAAAAAGTCTTTACCTGTTTTATTAAATGTTTTATAACGATGCCAAATTGATCCGTATTTCAAAATCCATGCGTAAGGTAACTTATGTACCGCACCGAATTTTTTCATCGTAGAAATTATATAACTTAGGTCAGTTATTGCCGCGCCGTTTAATGTTTTATATTTCTCTCTTAAAGTACCCAAAGGTAAACTATTCAAAAATAGATAAGCCGCTGACTTGTATGGGTATGGATCGTTAGATTTGTATCTGAAATTAAAAACCCCCTTTTGTATTGCATTTACAAAGTATGGGGAGTTCAACATTGATGTTGTTTGTTTGTCGGTAACTAAATTATTATAGTTACTGTAATTTAAATTACCTTCAGTAACTAATTGGTTTTTGTATTCTCTACCATTATAAAATTGTTTGAATGTTGTAGGGTTTGATATTGCACCAATATTAATAAAGTTAAAATGTGTGAATGGTCGTTTAGTCGTGTTAGTATCACCTAAATCAAAATTCATAATTGTTTTATGAACATCGTTATATGATATAACTTGTGTTGTATCAAACGCTTCATTCGCGTTATTTAAACTCTTACCATTTGCAAGATTCTTTTTATCCCAATTTAAATTAGTTAGTGGGTAAGTGTCAACAAAATCAAATTCATTTGATGAACTAGAACCTGTTAAATACCTATCTAAATTTGTTATACTTTTTTCAAACTTTAAAGAAACACCAGGTTGGGATTTAACTGAAGCTAATATATCTCCGTTATAAATAACATTTGGGGTTTGTACATCATTTCTAATATAAGGTGTAACAAATTCACCTTTAACAAATGTTTGCCAACTTTCACCTTGACCTTGATTTGATATGTGTTTAAGAAATGGAACATAGTTATTTGAATCTAAAAGATATTCTTTAAGTTTTTTAGATAAAAAAGGATTGTCGTTTCCTAAACTTTGTAGTATGTTGGTTGCTTCATCATCCGCCTCTACTTCGTAGATTGAGTTGGGGTTTCCGCTTATTTTATTAAATCTTTGATAGAAAGCGTTTAACATTAGTCTTTCATATATTTCAAAAAAGTATTTTGTTTCTTCTTTATTTTGAAAAACTTCATTAGACACCGCAAAGTCTATCGAGTTTAAAGATATTCTATTTGGTTGTAAATTATTTTCAAATACACCAGTATCTTTGTCTGCTGTATTTTGTCTTTGGGTGTACCCTTTAATAAACTCCTCAACAAATTCAACTTCAGGCCAAACTTCAGAACTATAGGCTCTATAAGCAGAAGCCACGGTTTGATCACCAGGATAAATTATTTCAAACTTTTCTTTATTATCTTCACTAACCCTTTCTCTAATAACCTGAGGCCAAGGGTAAATTGGTTCATTATTTTGTGTTGATGTTTTAACATCCACACTTGGTGCCGTTGATGTTGATCCAAATATCGCAGCTCTTCTGTACGGGTTCTCTTTTTGATCCCAAGCCTTTTTATGAACCTCATCTAATAATCTTAAAAACGCTTCACCTTGACAATAAAAGACTGCTAATATATTTCTTATGTTTGGCACAAAACCAAGTTTACCATTACCTTGCGCATTAAATTTACTTGCCAAACTTGCTGATATTTCTGTTTCAACTTTTTTTCTTGTTTCAGAAGCCTTTTTAGCCATCTCATCTGTAATAGACATAAATGAATTTGGTCCTTGGAAATAGTAAACTTTATACCCATTCTTTTCTAGGTCGGTTTTTAGTGTTTCCTTAAATTGTACGATGACTGCATCTGTTTCAGTAAAATTACCTTTAGGTGAATCTTTTCTTGCGAGATATGTTTTTACAATATCAATTTTATCTAATGTTATGTCTTTTCGGCAAGTATCTAAATTTATGTTAAATGCTATGTCAGATTTTGTTGTAACTCCACCAACCGTATATGTACCAGGATTGAGACCAAATACACCATTTTGTGAAAGTATATCTTTATATTTTTCAATCTCACCTTTTAAATTATTTTCAGCATCAGCTTTATATTGTGCATTAGAATCAACAAAAATGTATCTATCTTCTCCAGTGTCTTTTAAGACTATTGGGTTATTTTTGTCCATGTATGTATTAAACCAAGAAGAGTTTGAATATATAAATATTGTTTGTTGGAACTGTAATAGATTAGTTTGATATACGGTCATGTCCGTAAGGATCCCCATATTCTCTTTTTCAAACTGTTCTAAAACTTCTTTAATGAAGTTTTGTAATCTATAGTTAAGTTGTTGTAAAGTTATTTCAGGGAAGTTGTCGTCAATTAAACCTTTTGATTTATATATTGAATAAACTTCTTTCATTTTTTGATATCCTCTACTGACAACAACAGGTGTTGTTGCAACATCAGAACTTTTAATTTCAGTACCTTGTGTTTTAGCAATTGGTGTTTGTGTTACCGTATTATTATACATTTGAGGTACCGCCATAAGAGCACCAAAGTTAACATAAGATAATAATGTGTACTTATATCCAAAAAACACCAAACTAATCTCATAATTATGTGAGGTTGGGTTAAATCTAGATGTAAATGACTGAAGCATTATTGGAAATTTAACGGCTTTACCGTACCAACCTTTTAATGTTAGTGTAAACTGAGGGTATGGTAATTGGAAGAAGGCCGCGTAAGGGGAATTATTACCCGCTTCAAATAATGCTCTACCTTTAACATCTTCTAATTCAACATATATCTGTGGTAAAAAAGAAGTACTTATATCCATTCTAATGGACTTGATTCCCAATAAACCATTATCAACCGCACCTGGAGTACCATTAGAATACAAGTTTTGTGTTATATAATAATCATCTGATTTATTAGGGTTTTGTACTGAAGTTTGTTTTATTTGATTTACACCTTTACCCTCTAAAGTACCTTTACCCGTTAATTCGTCTGACCAAGCGGTGTTTAAGAATGTGTTATTTCCAGGGTTTAGAAAATTTATCTTACCAACCGAAATAGTTCTTTGTGAATCGTTCATTGCAGTACCTACCGCAAGTTTTGTTCTTGGCAAAACATTACATTCCAAGTTAGCATACATAACGAGGTCCTCTTGTTTAACCAATCTATCTTTAACATTACCTTCTTGATCAATTACTTTGTTTGGGTCAATAAGGCTTATATTATCATAGTCTAGTTCAACTAATATATTTTCTTGACTATCTACCATAATAGAAGAAATAATTTTCGTAAGAATTTTTATAATCCTGTAATGATGCTACTAAAGGAAAGGGAATTGTCAATACTGCACCATCAGGTATTACAAATTCATAACCAGAATACTGTGGATTTGCAGCCTGTATTAACCAACCAAAGTATGGCGTACCATAAAATTGTTGTGATACTTTATCTAATCTACTTTGACCGACTTTATATATATAATTTTTATCAGAACTTTTAGGAGGTAATACAATATAAGGTACTACGGTTTGTTCTCCATTGATTAAAAAATCGGTGTATCTATTCCAATATTGAAGTGCCATTTTAATTAAAAGTTACTTTACCGTTGAAGGTTGCTTTATCACTATTCAAATTGTTGTTTGAATATAAATCTTTTATTTTTTTAGTTTTTTCGTCTAAATCTCCTACCGCAGGGTAAGTATATTGACAAGTTTTAACCGTTTCGTCAGGTAATTTCCAAGTTGTACATTCTTTATAATCTTGTGTATCCTCAATATCTGTTTTGAATTTATTTTTATAAAAATCCAAAATAGGAATGTACTGATCGTTTTTCAAAAATTCTGATCTTTGTTTTATTTTTTCAACTAATGTTGGGTCTGCTTTAATTTCATTACCCGAAGTTAGGTTATTAACTAATGTAGTATAGAATTCATTATTTATATATAGTTGTGACATTAATGTGTAAAATCTATTATTTTCACAAGTGACAAAATACCCTCCAACACTACCTTCAGTTTGGAAAGTACAATCCCCATCTATTTTTTGTATTGTTGAGGTATTCGGTTTATAAAACTCAGTAACCATGTCATTAAGTTTGACTAAGTTTTCAAACTTTTTAATCGCCGATGTAACACTATAGCTTGCACTACTTGTGTATATGTCAGGTAATGATCCTGTCGATCCAACAGTGAAGAAAGTATCACCACTTAAATCATAAAGTAATGGTTCATTTGATGGACCAATACTACCATCTAATTTACTTACAATAACATCAAGTTGTCTAAAAATATAATTAAGTTCTGTTTGTATATTAACTAAGTTTGTAGTGTTATTTAATACGATATTTAAAATTGCGGTTTGTCTTTCTGATGCAACACTTTTTAATTTTTCTTGTAATTCTCTTATTTGTTTGCTCGTAATTGATGGATACCCTTCGTTAGAATTAATTAACCAATTTAAATAAGGATCTTTTTTATCATCAATATCTTTTTTAACCCTTTCTACTAATTCAGTCACAAATGTTTGGTACTCATTAGATTTACCATATAAAACACTTTCAACCGTTTCACCACCAAAAGGTGAAAGTGATCCTTTAACATAACTTCTATTTCTATTTGCTAATTGTAAAGCACCGTAACCATAATCATTGTTAATCTTGTTAAGTGAATCATAATATGTTTTAAAGTATTCTTGTAATTTACCCTCTAATGAAGTAAGTAAAGTGGTGTAGTCCATAGTGATTGCATCTACAGTGTTACCCATAGTTGATGCACCTTTTTTAGGTTGTACGCTGTTAATCTGTGCAACTTGTTCTTGACTAACAGGTGGTAATCCTGATGTTATTTTTTCAACAACATATTTATCTCGTTTACTAGTGTCTTCAGTTGCCGTTGCTCTCTCGTCATAAATTTCAGTATTCGCATAATAATTAAATGACAAGGCATTTTGTAATTCTTGTACGGGTTCTTTTAATCCCATACCTCCAATTATTTTAAACCCTAAGGTTACTTTAACTATCATAGGTTGTACACCAATACCTTCAGGATTAATATCTAAACCTTCATATGCAAATGAAAGTTGTCCAGGTATTATTTTACAATGATAAAAATCTCCGATTCTTAAAACTAATACAGGTGGAGCACCAAATGATGTATTTAATGCGTCATTATATTTAGGTCTACCATCAGGTCCTATAACCGGAATACTTTGACCTGGTCTTGTACATTGTTGTAAGAAAGTTAGACGAGAATTTAAACCTTCAGGTGTCATTGAGTGAAACGCAGGGTTAAAATATTTAATCTTATCCTTAATACTAGCATAAACCATAGGATCTGTCTCTTTGATTACTTGGAAGTAATCGCACTCTGAAAATAAATTTCTAAGTACTTTTTTAGATATTCCATCTTTTATTTTTTGTTCTACAGTAATTTTTGGTTCAGGTTTAATGCTATTTGTTTGAGTATTTGGAACAACTTGTGGGTTATTTACTGTTTCGCCAGGTGTTGGGTTTGTCGTTGTGGTATCTTGTGTTGGTTGTTCTTTAATATTTGCAGTAACTTTACTGATATAAACTCTTCTACAAGCCATTGCAGGAATACTAAACACCTCAGAGGTGTCAGTGACTTTTGGTGTCGCCAAATCCAAGTTTAAAACATTCTGAGTACAGTTAACCGACGCACTTGGTGCGTTACCACCTGTAGCAGTTGTTATTGATGTATCACCTGCTGTTGGTGTTGTTTCATTTTCTTTTCTAATTATAGGTATTGATGTCTGTTCACCCTTAGCAACCAAGTTTAATGTAAACTTTTTATTTTGATAATAAGTGTCTACGGTTGTACCACCACTTAAGGGTTGTTTTAAAAACCATTGTAAAACTGAATTATTTCTTCTTTGTGATAACTTATCATTATATGAAACACTCGCAGTTGCAGATGCCGATCCAACCATTTCAATCGTTATATCACCACCATTAGATAATATGTCATCAATTTTTTTCATTAAATTAGTTTTAATGAAATTAAAATTACCCTCAACAACATCTGTAAAAAATTGTGGGATACCATCACTAGTAAATTCTTCACCACCTTGAGGTTGTACTTTCTTAGGTGCTTGTTGTGAATACACAGTCTTATTACCTGAAGATGTATAATTATTATACCAATAGTCAAATGGTTGTGACGACACTATTGCCGTTGAGTTTTGACACTCAGGACAATCATTGTCAAAATAAAAACCATATCCTTGATATTCATTTAATTCAGTGTTAACCAATTTAGGTTCACCAGTTAATGTTGTACCTTGTGCACCAGCGTTACTAGTGACAGTTTCGGCACCTGTTGCGGTTTTCGGTTGACCTGTTGATTCATCTTGTGGTATACTTTGGAGTACCTGAATTTGTTCCTCAGCTGTTAATCTAGGGTTATTTAAAATTTGTTGGTATGTATATAAATCTTTTGTTGGTATTGTATTAAATTTAATACCTAATTCATATAAGTCGTATTTAGTACATCCCGCATAAAACGAATCA